TTTGTAGGTGATGCTTTAAGTGCAAGAGGTATTACAGTATCAGGAGCACAGGGAAATTACGTTGCAGAATGGGTATTACAATGTATGGAGGATGCAGAATATGTTGAACAAGGAGATATTATAAATTGGTAAAAAATAAAAATTATGTCAGATAAATTATACGAAGAAAAAACAATTAATTCAAGAGGAGCAACTCACCATCTTATAAGAATTAAAGGTGAAGTAGCCTGGAAACATCATAAATGGGATGGTCCTGCTATTATACCACATAGAAAAGATAGTGAGTTTGTAAAATCATATTTTTTAAATGGTAATGAATATGATGCTGAAGAATATAATTCTATAATGCAAGAAAGAGAAGGTTTACCTTGGTATAAAACATCAAAAGGTAGAGCAGGAGAAAATAGAAATTAATATGAGAGAGTTAACAATGCAAGCTTTACCATATAAAGGTGAACGTCATGAAAAAGCATGGGGTCATGAATTATGGATTATTAACAATGAATTTTATTGTGGTAAATTATTAGTATTTAAAGCTCATAAACAATTTTCAATGCATTATCATCTTCTTAAAGATGAAGCATGGTATATTTCTAAAGGTGAATTTGAATACAAATTTATTGATACTGAAACAGCGGAATTAAGATCCAAAATAGTTAAAAAAGGTGATTGTATTCATTTAATGCCTGGTCAACCACATCAAATGTTAGCACTTACTGAAGGAGCTACTATATTTGAAGTATCAACACAACATTTTGATTACGATAGTTATAGAGTTAAACCAGGCGCATCACAAGTTTAGTTATGATTAAAAAAAAGTATAAAAAAGAAAATAGTGAGTTAATAAAATCTATCCAGGATATGGGAAGAGATATTGCTGTACTAGAAATTAAGTTAGTAGGAACATCTAAAGTAAAAGATAACCTAATATATGAGTGTACATACACTGATAAAGGTAATATTAAAAATGTTCCTATTATAGCCCAAGATGTAACCCAAGCATTAGCTAAATTAGAACAATTTACACATTCAGGTATTCCTGAAACAGTTCTTCAATATATGCTTGGAAGTGAAAGATTTTCTAATTAAATTATAAGTTATGAAGATAGGTTTATGTGGTACAATGAGTGTAGGTAAAACTACACTAGTCAATGCTCTTAAAGAGTTACCGGAATTTAAAGATTATGTTACTAGAACTGAGCGTTCTAAGGAATTAATGGCAATGGGTATTCCATTGAATACTGATTCTACATTAAAAGGTCAATGTGTATTTTTAGCTGAGAGATCAAGTGAATTAATGTTAGAAAATATTATTACAGATAGAACTGTAATTGATGTTATGGCATTTGCTAATTGTTCTACTTCAATGGATATTTACGATAAAGAAGATTTTGAAACGTTAGCTGCTAATTTAGTTAGAGAATACGATTACATATTTTATGTATCTCCTGAAGGTGTAGAAATTGAAGATAATGGTGTTCGTGAAACAGATGCTAATTATAGAGTTATAATTGATAGATCAATTAACACTTTAATAAATAGGTATAATCATAGAATTAAAAATTTACATACTCTATCAGGTAGCACAGAAGAACGTATAGAATTACTTAAACAAGCAATTTTTTCGTAATATTTATAACGAAAACACCTGACAATGAAAAAAAAAGAATTTAAAGAGTACCTTAAAAACGAAATTATTGAAATTTTATCTGAAGAAGAATCAGCTGATGATATTAAGGCAAAAGCAGCAGCACAAGCTGAATTAAACAAAGAGTTAGAAAAAACACAATCATTAACTAAAGAATCTTTAAATCCTGAGGTAACAAAAGCACTAGATCGCTTTATTAAATCAATGGCTAAAAGATATAGTTATTCAGAGCAAGATGCTATATTTGCTATCCAAGCAGCATTAAAGCAAAGAGAATTTGATAAACCTGCTGATATTCCTGGTTTTGAAGGTACAATGAATGCTTTAGATAGCCTTAGTATTAGAGAAGAGGAAGAACCTACATCTGCAGATGTTAAAAAAGAAAAATCAATAGCTAAAGAAAAAGCAGATGCTTTAAAAACAAAAGCAGAAATTGATAAAATTAAAAAAGATCTTAAGAAAAATAAATCTGAAATGTTAAAAATATCAAAAATTGATAGAAAAGACAGAACAAAAGCAGAACAATCTTTATTTGATGAAATGGCAGATAAAACTAAAGAATTAAAAAAACTTGAAAGAAACCTTTAAAGATATTAAAACACTACTTATAGTAGTATTGGTTGCAATTATTCTTCTTATGAGGGCTTGTAGTGGGGGTAAAAATGGTACTGACATAGCAGAACCTACTATTATTACTGAAACTGTAACTAAATGGGATACGTTAAAAATTGATAGTTTAGTGTATGTTCCTAAGTGGAGAACTAAAATCACCACAATACATGATACTATTCCTGCTGACATTGATACATTAGGTATATTAAAAGATTATTATGCTAAATACTTTTATACAGATACCTTAAGTTTAGATTCATTAGGAAACATTGTTATAAATGATACTATAAGTAGAAATTCTATATTATTTAGAGAAATTCAACCTAATGTATTAATACCTACTACTACAGTAACTAATACTGTTTATATTAATAATAGGGAGTTTTATGTGGGGGTTGGTTTAAAAGGTAGAACTGATCAAATAAATTATTTAGGAGGGGAATTATTATATAAAACAAAAAATAAACAGGTATATGGTGTTGGAATAGGTGTAAACCAAGACTTTCAACCTGTTTTAGGATTCAGTATGCACTGGAAACTTAGTAAATAATGGCTGATGATTTAAAACATATTATAAGACAAGAATATTTAAAATGTGCTAAAGACCCAGTTCATTTTATGAAAAAGTATTGTTTTATTCAGCATCCCCAAAGAGGTAGAATTCAATTTAATTTATATCCATTTCAGGAAAAAGTATTAAAATTATTCCAAGAAAACCCTTATAACGTAGTACTAAAATCCAGACAGTTAGGTATTTCTACTCTAGGTGCTGGATATTCTTTATGGCTAATGTTGTTCCATAAAGATAAAAATATTCTTTGTATTGCAACAAAGCAAGAAACAGCCAAAAATATGGTTACAAAGGTTAAATTCATGTATGAAAATTTACCTTCTTGGCTTAAAGTAGATGCAGATGAAAATAACAAATTAACATTAAGATTAAATAATGGCTCCCAAATTAAAGCAACATCTGCAAGTAGTGATGCTGGTAGATCAGAAGCCGTTTCTCTCTTATTAATTGATGAGGCAGCATTTATTGATAATATTGGTGAGATTTGGGCTTCAGCTCAACAAACACTTGCTACTGGTGGTGGGTGTATAGCATTATCTACTCCTTATGGTACAGGTAATTGGTTTCATCAAACATGGGTTAGAGCTGAAAATGGTGAAAACCAATTTTTACCTATTAAATTACCTTGGTTTGTTCATCCTGAACGTGACCAGGATTGGAGGGATTCTCAAGATGAATTATTAGGTGATCCTAGAATGGCAGCACAAGAGTGTGATTGTGATTTTAGTACTTCAGGAGATATTGTATTTTATCTTGAGTATATAGATTTTTATGAAAAAACATACATTAAAGACCCATTAGAAAGAAGAGGAGTAGACCAAAATTTATGGATCTGGGAACCAGCTGATTATTCTAGAACTTATATGGTTGTAGCAGATGTAGCTCGAGGTGATGGGAAAGATTATTCTGCATTCCATATTATAGATGTTGAAAATAATGTTCAAGTAGTTGAGTATAAGGGTCAAATTGGCACTAAAGAATATGGTGAATTACTTTATAGAATTGGTGTTGAATATAATAATGCTTTAATGGTAGTTGAAAATGCTAATATTGGTTGGGCTACTTTACAAGTATTAATAGAAAATAATTACCCAAACCTTTATTATTCACCTAAGAGTGGAAACATAACAGCTGATTCGTATTTTGACCAATATATGGATACAAGTAAAATGACTGCAGGGTTTACTATGTCATCAAGGACAAGACCAATGACAATTGGTAAGTTTCAAGAATACATTAGTGATAAAGGAGTTACTATCCAATCAAAAAGATTAATAGATGAAATGAAAGTCTTTATTTGGAAAAATGGTAGAGCAGAAGCTCAAATTGGTTATAATGATGACTTGGTTATGTCATTCTCTATTGCTATGTTTATGCGTGATACTGCTTTTAAATTTAGACAACAAGGTATAGATTTAACTAAAGCATCTTTAAATGCAATGAATAAATCAACAACCGCTTATACAGGTGTATATTCTAGAAATAGTGTAGAAAACCCTTATAAAATAGATAACCCATATGGGGGAAAAGAAGACATTAGTTGGCTTCTTAAGTAATATTTATAACAATAATATAATAAAAAATGGCTGATAAAAGTGTATTTACAAGATTAAAAAGATTATTCTGCATTCCATATTATAGATGTTGAAGAATGTAGACAAATTGATGAATTTAAAGAACAAATAGGTACAAAAGAATTTGGACATATGTTAGTTTCAATTGCAACAGAATACAATAATGCGTTGCC